AAAAAAAAAAAAAAAAAACAGTCAAAAGAAAAAATAGAAACAATTCAGGATCGTGTAGATGAAATAGATTTAACACATAAACAACAATTAGAAAAATTAATAGGAAATGAAACTATACAAAAAATGGAATCTAAAGAAATAGAAACAAAGGATAAAAGAATAGAAATGACACAAGTATTAGATACATTAGATGTATCAGATAAAAAACTAAATTTATTAAAAAAAACAGCAGAATCATATATTAACAAAACCCATGGTACTTTAAAAGAAGATACAGCTATAGAAATGTTTGAACAAAAATATAATGTAAAACTTGATACATCTCAACAATTTAATAAAAGACATTTAAAAAATATTTCACAAACAAGTAAATATGATTGGTATATATGTGGAAAAGTAGATGGATTGTTTATTCATACAGAGCCTCCATATAATAGTTATATAGTAGAAGTAAAAAATAGAACAAAATCATTTTTTTCAAATGTTAGAGAATATGAAAAAACACAAATTCAATTATATTTATGGATGTTGGAAATGGATAATGCTAAATTAGTAGAAAAATTTAATAATAAAATCAAAGTTACAGATATACCAAGAGAAGATATATACATAGAAGATATATTAGATTCATTAGAACTTTTTATAAAATTATTTGAAAATAAATTTTTATTAGATGATGAATTAAAATTTGAATATACTAAAAAGGAGTTAGATGAAAAAAAACAGTTTATAAAAAAATTGTTTTTTACAGAAATTACAAAATTAAATAATGAAAAAATCATGGAAAGATCAATGGATATTGAAACAGAAGAAGATTGTATGATAGAAGATTTATAATAAAATATTATTTTTATTTCGTATAATTATTTTTATAATTATTAATTATTTTTATAATTATTAATAATTTTTATAATTATTATTTTATTAATATAGTGTAAGCTATGTATTAATGTATAATGAAACTTATATATTAAATGATATAAATTTATATCAACTTATTAATGTATTATTTTCAAATAGTATAAAACCGCCAAATTCTATAATAGTTGATATAGAAAAAATAGGAAAAGAATTAAATATAACAACATTTCAAACTTTAATGACAATTTTAATAAATGGTGCAAAAATTTTATTTGGAGAAAATATTACACCAGACAATATTTCAGAAACTCAATATGATACATTAAAACAGTATATTCAAAGTATAGGTTTTGAATTACATCACGAATATAAATATGATGAAAATGGTATACCTATAATGGTAAATGTATATTTTTTACCATACATTGGTAATGAAAAATGTGGCTTTTAATAATAAATTATTATTTATTAATTTATTTATATATATTAATTAATAATGACAACTTTAAAAAATTATGTTTCAAATGGATTAAAATTAGAAATTTATAATTTATTATTTAAAACAAACGGAAATATAGAATTTATAATCAATAAATGGAAAGAAATATATAATAAAGAAATAGATAAAAATGTATTTTACGATACATTATTTGAAATTTTACATCTAAAATATATAGAAGACTTGAAAAATGGAATTTATGAAACGAATTACAAATATATATATTATAAAAATATATTAAGTGCTTTACCAATAAATTTTTTAATAGTATATTTGTCACCTAAACTTGAAAATTTCGCCGAAGAAAGCAACGAAGTCATTACTCCGATTGAATTTATTACACCTCTACAATCACCTGAAATGCAAGAATTTAGACAATTTAATTTAGTAGAAGAAAATATTCCATTAACTATAATTAATTCGTCTAAAATGTCTTTAAATGAAGAAATCAAATCATATATTTTCAAAAAATTAGATATGTCAGAAGATAATCTAGATGTAAAAAATTATAATTTAAAACTATCAGATGTTGAAGAATATGTATATTTTAAGACTTGCCCTGATATATTATTTAATATAAAATCAGAATATGAATCTGATACTGAAATTGAAAATTTCTTTTGGGATTATTTTATTTGGAGAAGAAATGGTGATCCTATATTACAATCACCTTCTATAGACGAAATAATAACAAAGGATAATTTTTCTAAATATAAAATTTTAAGAAATCATGGTTGGACAAAATTACAACTAAATACCTTTTTTATGAAAGTTATATTACCAAAATTTTTACAAGATTCAAATATAAATATTAATTTAAATCATTCTATTTATTTTAAATGTATAGTTTCTTATTTACCATCTATAAAACAAAAAACAGGTATGATAATCAAAAACTTTTTAGATGATAAAAATTTGAATACGGATATATTAAAAATAATAAATAACAATATTAAAAATGTATCTAAAGAAACCCGTTATAATAAACTCTTTGATATATTTAAAGATGAAACAATAGAATTCACAGACGATATATATATGCCTATATATAAAATGTTATTATGTATAAAATATAATCAAAAAATAATTAGACTTTATCTTGCAGATAAAATAGAAAAAATAAGAAAAAAATTTATTAAAACAAAAGGATATAGATTCAAATGGCAATTAATGTGCAAAGAATTAGTTAAAACTACAAATATAGAAACATTAAGAGAATTGGCATTAATAGAAAATATAGAAAATGGATCAATGATGACAAAAAGAGAATTATGCAAAGCATTTAGTCAAAAATTAGAAAAAATAATAGAAGATGCAAATAATAAAAAAGAGTTATGTACAAATCAAGTTTCTTATTTAAGTGGAGATGATATATCTGAAATTCCAAGTGAATTTCTTTTAACATATGAACACAAGAACAAAACATATTGTGAAGATATAAGGGATATGAAAACACAAATAGACACAAATAAAGGTATGCATCCAGCATTTAGAGAAAAATTAGATATATCAGAAATAGATAAAATCAATAAAAAATATACAGATTTATTAAAAACAACTGTTTCAATGGAAGATTTTAATCAAAAAGTGATAGAATTATCACCTAAAAGTTATTTGCAAAGTCAAACTACAAATTTAATATTAAAAACAAGAGACAATGGTTATATTAAAAATCAGGATTTGTACATAAATTCAAATGAAAATGACTTCAAAAAGTTTTTAGAAAATTTAGAAACAAATTATTTATTAACAAACAAAGAAAAAAAATATATATTAAAATTCAATTCATTACTAAACCAAAAAACAAAATTAGTAGAATTATTATCGTTGAAAATAGACAATGATTCAAATAAAATAGATAATATATCAGAAGTTGCTACAAGTCTCGTGAATACTTATAATGAGACATTTTAATTAGATTTAAGTATTTAAAAATTCATTTTATAATTTAAAAAATGAATTTTTGTTTTATAACCTATAATTAAGAATGTTACACGAATTACCAAATGAAATAATTTTTGATATATCTAAAAATTTAGACTTGAATTCTATATATCATTTGAGATATACTAATTCCAATTTATATAATAAAATAAATAATTTGTCAAGTTATATTTTAAAAAACGAAATTCAAAAAATAAATACAAATTTAAACAAACAAGATATATATGATTTTATAACTAATTTTTGCAAATATATCATTTATAATTATACAAATAGTTATTATTCAAATCATCCAGGCAGTATAAGAAATAAAATGTCAATTACAAATTTATTAAATGGAGATATAAATATTAAACCTATACATACAGATTTTTTACAGAAAACATATTTCAGTTCTCGCTGTTTATATGATATATCATATAATATTCACGTAAATAAACTATTTAAGGATATTTTAGATTTTTTTATCAAAAATGGAAATATAACAGATTATGATAATCTTAAAATTTTATATTTATATAATTTTATACAAATAGAACAATTTAATCTAAAAGATATAAATTATTATATACAATTTATAGAAGATATAACATTTGGAAAATATATAGATATTTACGATGATATTATTTTAAACTACTATAAACATATTATAAAAAATTTGAATTTTGAAAATTCATTTATATATTCACAAGAAACAAATACAAAACTTCATGTTTTATCATTTGAAAATTTATATAAAATAAGCAAATGGATTATTACACCACATATTATGCAAAAATTATTAAATTATAAACCTTTAAATTTATATTCAAGTGATTTATTAATTTGTTGTAATTTATGTTGTAGAGATCCAATTAAACATATAGTAAAAACAAAGTTTCATATAAGAAATGATGATTTAATTGCTCACAATTATTCTTCATTTAAAAATTTAGTTAAAAACAATTTAAATTATATAAAAAGTTATGCTTACAAAATAATAAATACACAAGAAAAAATGTTAGTTAATAGATATATTTATATAACAGACCCAAAAACAAATAAGAAAACAAAATTTTCAAGTACTACAAAAATAAGTTATAATACAAATAAAATAATAGAAAAAAATCAAAAATTTTTAATTAATAAAATTTTTAATTAATAAAATATTTAAAACTCATCTATTATTATATTTGGATTTTGGGCATATATAACAATTCTTTCAGCTAATTTTTTACATAATTCTTGTTTTGATAAATTTTTAATAGATTTTATTCCCAAGTTATTAGCTAATATTTCTATTGATTCATCTATAGGATTATTTTTAAATGTTTCACATACATATTTGTATTCTTTTTTTAGATACTTAAATCTGTTCTGTTTTCTACGTTTTATCTTATATTTATTTAAAATAGCAAGTATTTCCGGATATTCAGATTGTTTTTGTTTGATATCATTATATATATCAAATTCAAATTTTGTTTTTTTACCATATTTTATAACTCTTAATGATGCTCCTTTTTCTAACAATAAATCTGTTATTTTTTTATATTTTCTAAGTGCTGCTATATGTAAAGGTGTATTTAAATCATGATTTAATATATCTAAATCTATTCTTTTATCATTAGTTAATAATTCTATCATTTTCCTGTGTCCAAACTTGCATGCTATATGTAAAGGCGTATCGCCATCTTTATTTTGTTGATTGATATTTACCAAAACATAACTAATTAAATATTCTGCTTGATTTAATAAGTTTTTTTCTACAGCATGATGTATTGCTCTATTTTTTGTTATAAAAGTTTCTATTTCAAATGGTAATTTTTTAAATTTAAAATCTAATTTATTATTTTTTAATGAAATATCTTTTTTTATATTTAAATATGCTTGATGAACATCATATAAACAGTCAAAACTCTTTACAGTTGCATACGAATATACACCCATTCCTGTATTATTATGTATTTCGTATAAACACATTGGATTTTTAACA